GTGGCGGAACAGGTAGACGCCCGGGACTTAAAATCCCGTGGGCTTTTAGCCCGTGCCGGTTCGATTCCGGCCACCAGCACCATAGAAACCCTTGCATTTCAAGGCATTGCGGGGGTTTCTTTATGCCCTTTTTCACTTGCCCACGATTACGTACAAAACACATAAAACACACAAAAGCACACACAAATACACGCAAATTGGTTTACTAATTGGTTTACTTTTTTTATGGTTTTGAGCTTGCAATTTCTGAGGTTTTCAACACTTAGTGGTTCAAAAATGTGAAACTTTATTAGTTGGCTCTTGATATATTATACATCTTTTTTTGAAAATGTCATCATATTTTTTAAATCATCTCGATTCTCGCAAGTGCTCCCTCCCGAGCATCTAGTGCTGATTCGAAAACAAATCGATTTCTACCCAGTACAACAGAGCCTGTGGACATGTACCCGCGAGAATCGAAGTGATATGTTTTTCCACCTATGTTGAAAAGACCATTTATAGGGTATAGCCCATTTCCAAGGTCATACCACCAGAGGTGGGCATTTTCTCCTGTTCCACGCTTCCACTCGCCGCCAGAAACATTTCTTACAGTAATCATGTCATCGTCTCCTATCTCGTTGTTCGACTCACCGCCAAGAGCTTCCGCAAGCCGTCTGTTTACCTCTGCTGCAATAGCGCCCATGCGGTCAACCAAAAATTGTCCGGGACACGCTTTCCGAGCCGTCCAGCGGTGAAGCGGCAGGTTTTGCCTATCCCACTTTAAAAGCAAGTTGGCATTATCGCCCTCATGGCTCAACCGTGCGATATTATTTCTAAGGCAAGCATCTACAAGAAAGTCTATCAGTCTTGCCTGTGACCTCTCGCTAATCGGGAACTGACCGCTTGCTACGGAGTTGACAACGCCGATTGTGATGCACCGCATATCAATCGCTCTGGACGATGTCGACCACGCCCTGAACGCTTCCTCAACGCATAATCCCAAATCCCAGTCGTCAAGCACATAATTATAGCTCGCCTGCGTGGTTGTGCGCTCGAGCCAACTCAGCACGTTTGCAACACGACCTGTGCCGCCTGTCACATGGATAGCAAAGCCGATTATATCATCACGGCTCGGAGTCCGATTCGGCGATAATCTCACCATCGTAACCATCGGGGAGTTGGTATAATCTCTATTTCTGCTCATTTGCCTCACCTTCCTCCAACCCGTTTGTGCACTCTGCAAAAAATTCTGCTGAGAATTCATCGCCTTCAAACAATAGGCAGTGTTCTTTTGCTGCTTCAATCTGCACATCTGACAATCCGACACTGGTGAGTGCATTACACATCATATCTATCTTGTTTTCCATCGCGCTCAGTCCTCCTTATTTATTATTTTATAACAGCTCAGCCCGCCAAAAGCGCCACAAATAACCAATGTTATCACTCCCATGAATTCGCCCCAGTTGGCAAGCTGTGGCATCTCAAACACATTAGCCGCTCCGAGTAGCGCAACACCTATCGCTGATATTGCGCCTGATACGGCACTTGCTATCCTCAATATTTTTTTTTTATCCATGTCATGCCTCCTATCCAGTAAATACATTTAGGGCTATACCTATTAGCCCCGTCAAAAGTGAGCAAAGTAATAGCCAAGTAAGGTTACGCCACTTTTTGCCATCGGCAAGCTCCATCTCACGCAATATTGTGCTATGCTCTTTTATTTTGTCCTGCACTTGCCTATACTCCACTACTTTTGCGACGCTATCGTGCTCTATGTCTCGTATACGTCCTGAGTATTTTTCAATATCCTTTTCTGCCGTGGCCAAGTGCTGCTTCATTTCCGTATCTACAAGTTCGAGGTTCCCTATTCGCACACCCTGCGATACGCTTTTTTCGACATATGAGGCAACTTGCTCTGCTAAATGCTCTATACTCACTGCGAGCCTGTCGAGACTTCTTAGCTCGTCAAAGAGCTTTTCGAATTTTGCTTCCAGCCCATCAATGCGATTATGCGCACTTTTCGCCCTGATGTCCGCATCTCGCGCTATAGCTGTTAAATCTTCCAAGATATATCCCCCCTATTCGCTTGTTTGTCAATTTTGTTATTCTCTTGCCCTAAAGCTTCGCGCGGGATTCTCCGTGTTGTATCTTTTCCGTCATACCTCTTTCCTGTTACTTGTTCAAACGCTAGCTCTGTGCTCCATTTGTTGACGACAACATTTTGTACTTGTTGCTCGGTCCATAGCCCTCTATCCCAGTGGTTCTTAACTGTTTCTAGTCTTGTATTTTCTGCACTTTCTGTGCTTTCTTGTGAGTGAGACAGGTCGACATCTACCATCATTGCTATGTAGTCTACATCAGCTCTTATTTGTAGTGTTTCGTGCTCAGCATCTGAGATTTGACGGAACGCCAACCACCAACCGGGATAGACGCGGTCATTCCTCATGTCTACGATTTGAATGAGTTCGCCATGCTCATAGGTTTCTTCATACTCACCATCGGAAAATGTGATTGGTGAGCAATTGCGTGTGAATATAGTAGCTTCTATCTCTTTTTCAGAGACATAATTTGTTCCGTTAAGTGCTAGGTTATCTATGATTGTTCCGTCTGACAATTTTATCGAATGTTTTTTTTCCATAACATCTATACTCCTTTCAGATTTTAACCAATAGCGAAGCTTGGGCGAACCCCATTGTTGTTTTGGGCGTTATGTTCACCTGCATTACCATTATGGAGCACACGTGCGAACATCGCCGTTGTAACAACATTGCGTAACCAATAACTAGTTCTTATTGGGTCTGTTACTATTTGTGCTTCGGGTTTGAGTCTAAATAGACTAAATTGAGACCGACTCACTGTGACGCCCTCAAGATTTCGAACAGAACCATTTCCAGTAGGTCTGTTTTGAATACTACCAAAAACCTCGACTTCCCCCATAAGGTCGACGATAGAATCAAGCCACGCTATAGCAGAACCCAAACCAGACGTAGTCTCGGTAACGAAACACTCCCTCCTCGTCAATACTATGTTGGGAAATGCTGATGATATAATATTCACCGCTTGAATTAATCCCGTAGCTCGCATATTAGAGCTACCATATCCTCCAGCTGTAGTGGCTGTTGGATTCATCCGCTCAGTATATAGTGGTTGTCTCGGCACTATAACCAGGTGGTTATTCACCAAACCAACACCCAAATCTCCCGAGTGGAGCCAATAGTTTATATCGGCTATTAACCAGTCGAAACCACCGATAGTCCAGTAATCTCCAATGAATAAATCGTCAAACGTGCCAGAACGAATTGCTTGTAGTTGTTCGTCTGTTACGCTCGTCCCGAGGAATTTGCCTCGATAGATATTGCGATGCATATCTGGTGATAATAGCAAGCTCGTGTAATCAGGCATTGCGTTTATGTTTTGCCGTGCTTGGGCTTGCTGTGGTTCGGTTAGGGTTTGAGGTACGGTTTGGACGGTAGCTTTATTAAGTGTCGTGATATTATCAACCAAAGCCGAATAATGAGCCTCGGTAAAATTAATACTCACCGATGTAGCTACTCCCCAGCTCTGGGGCACACCTTGATAGCCCCGCTCTACTGATAAATTATTACCTTCCACACTCTCAACAAGTACAGTTTCTGCATTTTGCACATTGCCACCGATTACCATTAAGAAAGGCAAGGGTACATCTGCGAAAACTGCACTTGTTGCTACAGTTATAACTGTGTCTTGCGGGGTTATGGCAGCGGTTAGAAATGTTTCAGGACTGTTAACCGCTCCCGGATACATCGTTTTTAAATTACTCAAAGATTATGCCCCCCTCTTGAATTAGTGAATATTCTCAAAAAAACATGCGCCGATATCCGTGTAAGTTGATTCGGCACAATTTCCAGCCTATGCCAAACACCACGGACAATTCGTCCGCTACCATCCCTGCGAAGAAATGGCGCAATATCTACCTCATTTAGATTTGACTGTACAGGTATTAAAGTTCCATCAACTCGAATACTTATACTTGACGCTCTCCCTCCCTGCACAATACCAAATTCTATATCATGCACATGGTTTGGAATCGTCACACTGTGCGAATGGGCAGGAATAGTCACACTGTGACTATGAGCCGGAATTGTTACATTATGAGAATGTGCTGGAATAGTTAGGTTGTGGCTGTGGTTAGGTATGGAAACCGTGACTGTGTGCGTGTGTGCGATGCCGTGCGTATGCGGCTCTGTTATTACGGTATGTGTATGATTTAATGAGGTTGATGCAATACCATGTCTGTGAGAACCCGTTCCTGATGTATATAATGTATTTACGGCACCAAGTGCAGACATTATTGTTGCCAGAGCGTGGGCACTGCTTGCAGAAGTTGCAGAGCTTGGGCCACTTGTAGCCTGCGGGCTTGCTGCTCCATCTGCTGTTGAGGTCTGAGTCGTGCCGCCACCGTTAGTTGTCGATTGAGTAGTTCCACCGCCATTTGTCGTTGACTGGGTCGTGCCACCGCCATTGGTGGTAGATTGTGTAATACCACCGCCGCCCCTGACGGCTCGGGAGTTCGCCCGAAAAGGCAAGAGCTGAATCCGCATGATTGCCTGATTTATATTTACTAGATTAGCAGGTATGAAAAAGTCAAATAGCGCAGGAAATTCTGGCTGGGCATTATCTATGAATGGAATTGCGAGCAACGACTCATGACCTTGTGCATGTGTGTCATTTATTCTCGCCCGCTCTGCCAGTGCTGACAGACTTCCTGCAACATTTCTATCATGATTTTCGATGACAACCGTTACATTAGCTTTAGTGACATCAGGCTTATCAATTTCAATGATCCTTGTGTCTACATTTATACCAAGACTATTGTCGACCACCCGGACCATTCGGCCCTCTGCGAGTTTGTCAAAATCCTGTCGGGTGTACTTGAAGAGGTCAATTGCTGAAACTGTATAGCAGAGCCATGGATTCTTCAGCCGCTCCAGCATCGCCTGCCCTGTGGCAAGCATGTTTTCTGCATTTTCAAAACGCCTATCAGTCCATATTGCTGTTTTCTGACCCCAAATACCGATTGTGTCTGCATCAATGAAGTTTCGCCCGTTGTTCACGCTTGCTATTGTCAGCTGGTTGTCGCCCTCTCCATAGCCTAAAGGAATTAGGCGTGTCACAAGATTTGTCGAGTCACGTTGCCGCTCGATGCCTCTCATATTTTTTTTGTATCTAACTTCGCAATCGACTTGATGTGACGCTCTGACAAGATTCACGACCCATGGATATACCGTTGTGTCATATATAAAGTGCCAATCGTCCATGAATGGACGCGGTACCGAAAATAGAGCCGCAAGCAAATTGTCACTTTCCCATTTATACAAAAATTGATGACTAAATTCACATGCTCCGAGAACCCAACGGCGTTCCGTTTGGTGGTTCAAGATGTACTCCATGACCTCTCGTGTAAAAACACCGATATTACCTATTTGATGAAATTTGAAAAGTGGGTCATCTAGGAGGGTAGTTATGACATGCTCGCATTCATATTCTATGACAGCCAGATTGTTTTCATCTTTTGTGACGGCATCTTTTATTATTCTGAATAGTTCAACTCGTTTGCCATCTTCAAAGATTTCAACATAATTAAATGGCTCACAGAATTTATTTTTAGCATCAGCTTCAGGAAGCTTAAACCTCGCAGTCCAGATGTTGTTATATACTTGGGTGTAGCCTATGTCTGTTGCCTTGTCCAGTACGCAAAGTAGGTTGTTAGATTGGTCATATACTCTTGGTTTATTTCTTGATGACATTTAACCCCTCCACTACTTCCAAGCATCGTGCCACTGTACGCGCATATCTGCAAGCCCCTGTTGGCTCGTATTTGTATATGTCAGCTCATTCACGCCCGGCATAAATAAAAAGAAATCACTCTCACGGGTGAGGTGCTTTATTGCTGAGTGGTTCTCATTCAATGAAACAATCATTTCTTTGAGCTCTATGACAAGCAGTCCACCGGGCATGATAGTAATCCCCTGCAAGTCGATGAACTCACTACGGTATATGTGAAATTCATCAGCTCGCACCTGCATTTGCAAAACGACTGCACCACTTAAATTACGGAGTCTCGTTAAATGGCCACCGACAGATAAAGTTAAATCTATATGTCCGTCCAATGGGCGGGTTCTTGTCAATCTGCCGTTGGCAGATAGATTCATTTTGACCTTTGCGCTGTAGCTTTTGATTGCACTTAGGTTTGCATCAGCACTTAACTTTAAAGCAACATTCGAGTTATAGCCCCGCGTTCTTGACAGTTTTTCTTTAGCATCAAGCTTCATTTCTACAGTGCCGTAAAAAAACACTTCTTTCCCGGTGCTTTTGGTTGCGGGTGTTCTATTGAATTTTCCCCGATTCAAAGCTTGTCTGTTGAACATAATGTGCCGCCTTTTTCTAATCCATTTTTATGATAACCATTCCAGGTCTGTACACTGCTTCATCATCATTTTCTATTTGTTTAGGTATTCCCACCGGAGTATGTGCATAGAGTTCGCCGCCTGATTGTGCATTGTATATTCCAAAATATGCAACTGTCCCCCAGTTTGCAGTCGCTACCGGGAAGCGCACCTCTGCATTATTTGTGATTTGTGTTTTTCCCAAAATTATCTCCGGGGGCGAAAAGCTAATAGGTTGCCTTTCGTAATTACCACCGCTCACTTCTAGCCCTATGTCTTCATCTGTAGGGTCTGATGTTAATAGCCCAACAAAAACTTGTGTCGGGGGCGGTTCATTTTTGATTCCAAAGAAGTGGTTTAATACTTTTCTTTCTAATACATTACTTGCGCTCATCGGTGTAGTGCCCTCCTTGTTATTCTAATATTATTGATTGCTACGTTTCCTGTGTTCGTGATCATTATTGTTCCACCTGTATGGTGTGTGCCGCTATTTTCAATTAGTGTTGTATGCCCGCTCGCTATGCCGTTGCTTAGTTCTTGATTCAGGCGGTTCGACCGTGCCGCCGGTTGGCATTCAAATGTGACAGTTGCACGTTTGAATCTTATTAGCTGTTCTGTGTCTATTTGCCCATAGACCACAGCTTGGTAGTGCTTGTCCGGCTCATCATCAAAAATCAGCCTGCCTTTACCTGAAAGCCAGTGTGCTATCTCACGTGCAACTTTTTGAAGATTTTCCACATTGTCACTTATAAAGCAGATATCAACCGGGATGGGGCTAGTCTCATATGTCTCATCACCAAGACTCAGTGTTCCATCACGCCCGGCAATCTGCATTGTGTTTTGCCTTTTAGCAGGTAACAGTGGGCGGCGGGCATCTTCCATCGCAAGCCAAAAATCACTGCTATGTCTGTTTGAAAAAAAGAATCCTATCATCTTATCCTATCCCCTGTTATCCTGCTTTTATAATCAACCTGTTTTCCCATTTTTCTGAGTACGGCATTTGCGATTTTATCAATGTCACTTTCCTCACGCACATAGACATCACCAAAAGTGATGCTAACCTGGGCAGGTGCAGCCACTGCATGTGCAAGATTCATGCCGGGTGTGCCTGTGTGGACTTGCATATTGTGTTCGAGTGTGGGGAGTGATGTTTGTATCGCACGTGTGATTTCTTGCAGGTCTGCAATTATCTTTTCCGGATCTATCCGCAAACTGTCAGTGACTTTGTCCGTAAATTGTTTACATACCGCGATTACTTCACTCGTTTTTGCTTTAAACTCAACGATAATGCCGTTTATCATTTCCCTTGCTGATTTACGGGTACGCCTCGATGGTGAGCTTATCTGTGCTGTTTGGTTCATGGTGTTTATTATGGAATTAATGATATTTGCACCGGCAGTTGTTGCCAGGTGTTTATGATTCATCATTCCATTGACTATACCTAAAATTTTATTTTTACCGATGCCCTCGACGTCCGCATTTTGAACTGCGTTCTTTCCGGCTTGCACCACTTGGTTGACAAGTTCAACCATTGAGTTTGTTGACTTATGTATCTTCGCAAGTATTCCGGTCGATACTTTTTCAGGAATCCGCTCACCTTTTCTTTCAAAGTTTGCCTCATCTATCGCACTTTGCATTCCCTGCGATGATTCTTTAGACATTTGGCGGGTTGCTTCTACAGTAACCGCTATTTTGTTTGTTATACCGAGTGCGTAAGATTCCCCGACCCGCTCACCTTTGTTGACATATAACATATATGGGTTTACTGCGTTGTTAAAAGCATCTACGCTCTCTGCTGTTTGCCTTGCCATGTTTTCCGCTGATGCTACGGGCGCATCCACGCTATTATCTATGCCAAGAGCATAGCTGGTTCCGACAAGGACTCCCTTTTCATCAAATTGCGCCGCTTTAATTTCGTCCATCAGTGCGGTTGATGATGCTCTTGCGAGCTCCCGGGACGCTCTTATTGCCTCTTCCGGAGCGTCCAGCGTCCGGATAAGGCTTTCTATTGCAGATTCCCCGGCCCGCTCAAAGTTGTCGCTCAGCCTTTTTATACCTTCGGGGTCGTTGTCGATTGCATACACAAACATTCTTAGCTCCGCGGCACTGTCAACTCCGAGGCTTTTTAAGTAATCCATAAAGCCTTCGTACAAGCCGTGACCTGACATATTACTGAGCCTTTCAATGTCAGCCGCCCACTGCTCACTTACAGCTATATTGTTTTCTAATGTCTCATTTGCCTGCGACACTGACTTTTCGGTTTCGTTTGAGAGGGCTTGCCACATGTTTGTGATCGTGCCTCTTAGAGATTCATACTCAGCAGATATCGACTGTAAAGCCGTTGATTGTGCCTCTACCAGCTCATCCATTGCCTGTTGTGCTCTCAGATTTGCTGCTTCGGAGTCCGATGCGAAGTCATCAGCAGACTCAGCAGCTTGGATGTAGCTGTCAGTTATGATGCCGGCCATTGTTACAGCTGACTCACTCAGTCTAGTGTAGTTTTGGTCCATTTCTTGAATTGCCGTTTCAGTGTCTTCGACCTTGTCTCTTAACTCATTGCGCAGACTACGTAGTGAGTTGATAGCAGGATCAGTATTCCAACTTTCACGCGATATTCTATAGTATTCTTCAGTTACTTGTGCCAAGCGCTCAACAGCTTCACTATTTTCATTAATAAGCCGCTCACGCTCCATGTAAACCTTTATACGTTCCCGCTCTATCTCAACTAAACGCTCTCTCTGTGCCTGTGTACGTGCTTCATCTGCGAGGGCATCAATCCTTTGTCTTATTGCCGCTATGCTTTCGTTAACCGCTCCGGTCTCTTCGTTTAGGGTTAGGACAGTTTCACCCATGTTTTGATTGAGCGTTTGAACTGCGGTGGCAAGCTCCGCTCTCTGTTCGAGAGATTTGTCTCCGACACTATTCAGTTCCTCTATACGGTCAATCAACCGTCTTGATACTACTGTTTCTGCTTCCATGGCTTGCGTGTTAGTTGCATGAGTCTCAGCCGTTCTTATCACGCTATCACGCAAATTATTTGCAGAGATTATGGATTGTTCACGAGCTGCGGCGACTCGCTCTGTTTCCTCCCTGACTTCACGGGCGGCTTCTGACTCACGGTTGAATGCTTGAACAAGTCCAAAAACAGCCCCGCCAATCGCAAGGATACCGGCAACAACCGCCACTTTCGGATTTGCAAGCAATGCCGCATTGAATTTCAATACTCCGGCTGTACCGGCTGCCATTTTTGCTTTCAGCCCGGTCATACCTGCGGCTTTTGCCGCTAACCCTGCTGAATAGGCCTTTAGTTTCGCCCCACCGGCGCCCAGAACAGTAGTATACTTTCCAACGCCTAAACTCGCCGCCGCGAGTGCTTTTGTTTTTAAGGTCAACTTGCCGGTGGCGGCATTTACTGCGGTGCTGTATTTTGTTGCTGCGGCTGTGCTCAGTGTCATGTTTTTTGCAAATGCCGCTTTTGCGCCGCCGGCCGCTCCGATAGCTCCGGTCATTGCGCTAAAAGACGTCACTATTTTACCGACCTTGGTTGTCAGTTTTCCGCCGATAACCAGCACAGGGCCGACCGCCGCCGCCATTGCGCCAAAGCGCACAACATTGCGTTGTGTTGCTTCATCAAGATTTGAAAATCGGTCTATGACCCTACTTGCTTTATCTATAAGTCTTTGGGCTATAGGCATTAATTGCTGTGCGATTTGCAGTTTAATTTCTTCAAATGAAACTCTTAGCGCTGAGAGTGAGCCGCGCATTCCCTCTTGCCTGGTCGCCGCCATCTCAAATGCACGACCTGTACCGTCTACCGCTGATGTAGCTTCGTACATTACATCAATGCTATCTTTCCACGCCTCACGGTTGTTTTTAAGCTGGTCGAATACTTGACGGCTGTAAATTGTAGTGAACAGACCGCTCTGTAAATTATATCGTTCCTGCTCATTCGCTACGCCATCGAGGTATGTCATAACTTCATATAAGACATCATTAAGCGGCCGCATTTGTCCGGTCGCTAGGTCAAATGCACTTATGCCCATTTTAGTTAATGCATCACTGCCATCAAGCAGAGCATTGGTCATCTGCTCAATACCGCGAGCCGCATTGATTCCATATAGGCCGCCACGGTATAGTTCGTTAAGTTTTGCAGACATCGCCTCGATGCTCGTATTTGTTATGTTCATAGTGGGCGCAAGATTGACAATCGCTTTTTGGAGATTATTCAGGCTCATGCCGCTCTCGGATGCCACGGTTGCAAATGCGTTTATGTATCTTTCAGATTCAGATAGCTCTGCTTGGTTTTTCATCAGAGCTAAGTCTAAGAACCCGGCCGCCGAGGCTAAGTCGGTGTTTTTTGCCGCTGCGAGCACCATTGAGTAACGCATCAGCTCTGTAGCGTGATAAACACCATTACCCGCTCTTGCCACGGTGTAATAGGCATTTGCTATGTCACGCGCTGAGAACTTTATAATATCACTTGTTGTTGCAAGTGTTCTAAATTCCCGTGTTAGCTCTTCAGTTTCTTCTGCCGTCATCCGAGTAGATGTTCTGATGTCAATCATTGAGGATTCGAAGTCTTTGCCCACCCTGACTGCTTGTGTGCCTAAAGCCACAAGCGGTGCCGTGACGGCTACAGACAAGGTTTTCCCTGCCTGTGTCATTTTTTCGCCTACTGCCTGAATTCTGCTACCGGCTACCTCAAGCTTTCCGCTGAGTTTTGTCCAACGCTGACCATCTATTGCCCTCTGGGTGGCGCTCATCGCTGTGTTTAGCCGTTCCTGCTCTGCTTCGAGGAATGCCAGCTCACGGCGTAATGCTATCGCCTCACTTGAGTTTTCTCCAAAGGCATTTGTCGCCTCTGTAATTTTTTGCTGTGTCAGAGCAATAGCTTGAGCGTTTAGGTCAAAAGCTTCTTTCAGATGTTTTTGCTGTGCGGCAAGAGTCTTTGCATTGGTTTCATTTTTTGCAAAGCCGTTAGTTACTTTATTGAGGTTTGCTTGGCTGGTCTTGAGCTGGTTATTGATGTCTGCCATGCTCTTTTTAAATTCCTGTGCGCCCTCCATTGTTAAACGCACACCCGCCCATCTAATTGTTGTCGCCGCCAAGTCCTCACCTCCTTTTAGCGTAATTCTTTCGGCAAGTCATCAAAATACTTTACTTTTATTACTTTTGTCTCTTTTGTTTCGTTTGCCAGCTCTTTGCGTTTTGCGCCGTTAGCAAGTAACCACTGTTGCACCATGCCATAATAAAAGTATAGGTTTGAGTTCATGAACTCATCAAAAGTCCACCCTAATTTCGTTTGTGCAAAATGAATATGATAAAACCAGTCAAACTCTAACTCTTCACCGCTCTCGGCTTTTTTCCGGGCTTGCTATCCTCTGTTTCCCCGGCATCGTCAAGGACATTTACAATCTTGTTTGCCCGGTCAAGTGCTTCGCTGATGACATTGAGTGTGTCGATGTTGAATAACACTCCATCAAGGTCACTTACATCAAGTTCAACGCCTGCACTTTCGAGCATTATATATAGGACTTGCCTCAGCTCCAGTGCTTTTAATTTCCCGACATCTCCCAGCTTTGCGAATACGTCTATAAATGGCATGTCAAAATATTCTTCAAACCTTGCCATCGCTGAAAAGTTTACCTGCACAGGATACTCCACACCTCCGAGGTTTATTTTTAACGGTTCAAGCCTGCTTTTCTCGAATTTCATTTTTTATTATCCTCCAAATTAATATTTTCATTATTAAAACAATGGTTCTCGTTACTATTTACATTAAATATGGCTATTTTTAGGAGCAAGTAGTTTCTGAAACAGCAATATTTATTACAAATAGTAGACCCACCACGAGTTATCAACCCGCAGTGGGTTCACTATTTCGTTGAGTTTAATCGTCCTCTAAATCGGGTAGCCCCGAAAGTCCCGGCAAGCCTGTGAAAGCTGTATCATCCTCATCGGGATTCATTTCCGCAGTTCCCTCTTTTAAAGCTGCTACGCCTGTAGATAGTTGCTCTTGGCTAGAGCTTGCCGCCCTACTTGCATACAGCGTATCAACCTGCTCTTCTGTATATATAGGACTTACAAAGAACTCGTCAATTGTTAGCGGAATAACATTTTCTTTCTCTTCATTTTGTGCATAGCGTACACGCCATATACTGCCTTTCCCGGAGCTTCCGAATGGTATTACTTCGATGTTGTAAGTTTTGTTTGGATCCGGTGAATCGTCGTTACGAGTATTTTTTGCGTCTTCACCAATAGTGAGCTTACATACCGGGTGCCAGTAAAATGTCATTGTGCCGTCTCTATTTTCACCCCAGTAGCCATAAGCAAATTCCCTTTCAAGGTCATTGGTTCTGTCAAATGTGAATGCTTCCTTTGTTTGTGCTCCCGATAAGTCTGTCAATAGCCCTTGCGGCAATGCTACTGCACCTAGCGCAATTCCTGCACCCACGGTTTGGCTCACGTGGTCAAAAATAACACCACTTGCCCAGATTTTTGATTCTGTTGTGTTTGGTGTCATTGTTTGAGTTCTGATAACGTCCACACGGGTAACTATTGGTTCGTAGGTTATTTCAGTGCTTGTCCGCCCTATAATCGGGCAGATAAAAGCACCACCAACCGACACTTCGTAGGTCGGCTTTATGGTTACGATTTTTCTTGGTTCATTCATGAATTATCCTCCTAGTCTGTTTTTTCTTAGTTCGTCTCTGTTTTTTGCCTTAGATCATCTGCTACTATTTTTGTCGCGTTATCGAATTGAGCATCTAACGCCTTGCCTAAATAGTTTCGGGCCTGTGTGCGTCGCCCGGTTGGTTGCGTTCTTCCCCGGCTGTTCCTACGTCCGGTTATACTCCATCCGTCATTTTGGAATCTGCCATAAAATCCGGTTGAACCGGGTGCCGTGCTTATAGGTGCGCCGATACCGATACCGACATTGTGAAACTGCTGATTGTATTCCGCTCCTATGCTCTGCGCTAACCTACCTGTTGCGCCTCGAGGTGCGAGTAATTTCGCATGGCTCACGATTGGTTTTGCACCCGCTTCGAGTGCTTTTGCCTGCACTTTTTTGTCTGTGACTGTTTCAGCAATTTTTCTTAAATCTTCACCGAAAAGACGCAAGCCATTTTCAATGTCGTTAGCCATAGCTCCACCTGCTAGTTTTTTGGGAAAGAAAAGCTAGGTTTTTTCTCCAGCATTGCCGTTTCAATCTCCCCGAGTACCGCTTTTGCTCTGGGTAATTTTTTGTATACACCAAAGCTAACACCATTGATGCCCACGCTGTAGCCTGCATCACTTTCCTCATCAGCAGCCTCAACAGGTGCTACATTGAAAAAGCAGGGCACATCTTCCGGCATATAGTGCAATTTTGTTTTATCTTGGCTCTTTATAACTTTACTCATCGTCTGTGTCCTTCCATTCGTGTTTTATTTTTAGGCTGAATTGATTTAGTATGACCTTTGTCTCGTGGTTGTAGGCGGTTGAGATTGTAAACGGCACTTTGTTTTTTATAAGTAACCGCTTTAGCCGCTCCAGTGAGGGGTCAAACTCGTTTTTTGTATAATGCTCAACCGCTATTTGTGTGTGCTCTTCGTACGGTTTGCCGCTTGCCCACGAAAAGTCTGTTGTCAGTTCCTGATACACTATGTAGGGGTACTCTTCCAGCGTTGCCTCATAATGCCAAACAGGAATTTCTGTTTTTTCCAGTAGATTAAAAAACTCAAGTAATGTCATATTGGCTCGTTACCCTCTCTAGCGTTATGTATGTTACCTCAACACCTTTGTGCACCGTCGAGTGCACAAAGCCTACTTGATACTGCACTTTGTCCACGATGGCCACGTGGTTGTTGCCGATACTTTTATCTTGAGGTATCTGCACTTTTTTCATGATTTCGGTTTCCGATTGCTTTGATTCGTAATACTCTGATATTTTAAAGCTGGCTTCACCGTAATAAGCTCTTTTACCGGGCTTTTTTAAAACATCAATAGATTTGCCACCGGCACCTTTAGCTTGAACTTTCTCATAAATTGTCAGTATTCCGTCATTAAACATCAGGATCACCGTCACTTTTTTGATTGTAATCACTGGAACGCCGAAGTGAGAGCTTTAGCATTTCGTAAGCCTCCAGAAACTTTACACCCATGTCAGCAAAGCCAAAATGCCCTTTTGCATAGAGAGTAACAGCGCGGATTATAAGCGGGTCATCTTCTTTGATGTTGACAACCCCGGCAAGCTCAAGGTCACTTTTGCAAGCACTTATGAGGTTTTTTATCTCGGTGTCAAACGTGTTGTCGATGAGGCGCAAAGAAACTTTTAGTTGTTTTAGCATGGTACGTCCTCCTTAACTTTGCGCCTTGCGCTTTCTTTTGCCTATGGTGTGGGTGGGTCTGTGGGTGGTTCAACATCGCCACCCTTTTTGATAAGCAAAATGCCGTGTGGATCTATGACCTTGCCGTCTGCAACCATGATAGCCTTGTTTTTAACTTTGTTGTCGTTATGGTCAAGCCAGTGAACCATACGCATTTGCATGTTGGTGTTAATGGCATAATCCTGCAATCTCATAAATATTGCAACAACATCGCCTACTTTTGCATCTTCATAAGCCGGCAAAATTGCATCTTCTACAGGTATTATTCTACGACCGCCAAAACGGTATGTTTCACCGCCATCGATGCCATAATTAACACGTCCGATTGGTTGGCTGTTTAGGTCAACCATGCCATCAATATAGCCGTCAAACGTGCCTTGCGCCATAATGAATGAGCCATTGCGGTATGAGATTTTCATTGCGGCGAACACTTTCTTTTTCCACTCCCCCCAAGAACCGAACTCAGTAGGTGACAGAGTTATTTTATTTTTAGCAGGTATTCTGGTTTCGTTCAGAATACCCATCATCTGCCCGGCGCCATCGCCGTTAACCATGGAAATTTCGAGAGCCTTAACCATTGCCTCTGCCGCCAACGGCACAAACAAGCGTTGAAACTCTGCCAGAGTGACAATGCTCACTAGCAGTGATTGCGACAATCTGCATTCAAGCCCATGATAATTGAAAACTACAGATTTTTTTGCAGTCAATTTCTGTGTATCACTGACTTTACTTTCAGTTATCCACGAGGCTTCCGGCACTAAATCAAGAATAGGGAACGCTACACCGCCTTGAATACTCAATCTCCGGACACGGCTGAATAGTTGCCCAAAAGTTGTAGCCTCTCTTATGATTTCATTCATAATTGTCGTTGGGATTACCGCTCCAACATCGCCCGTTTGACTAAATGCATCAGCACGCATCTCTAGCGCAAGCATCCGATATTCATCTGGCATAGGCGTGCCGCGGCACACATGCTCCATGAAGTGCCTTTGATATGCGGGTGTGTCAAATCTGTCCTCTACGGTCGCACCCGACCCGCTTGATTCGCCTGCGCCGCTGGCAATGAGGCTATTCATTTGTGTGATTGTCCTTGTTTCGGTGTTGCCCTCCGCAATGTCGCTTAGCAGTTTTTGCCGCTTTTCGGCATCTGCAATAATGGTTTTGCGTTCCTCGTTGAGCTCAGCCACCTCTGTTTCGAGTTTTGCCAAATCTTCCGAAGTGATTGTTTCGCCTCGGCTCTCTATCTCTTCCGATATAGCTTTGAGCCGTGCTTGGATGTCTGCTAGTGTTCGCATTTGTTATACCTCCATTTTAATTTTCAAAGTTAGAATTCTTGCTTGCCTCGCCACTAATTCACGTTGCTCTGCTTCAATGTTTCCGGCAACAAAACTACGTGCCAATATTTCAGTGTCGTCATTAGCCGGTATACTAACCGCCGACACATCATATACTTTTTTTATTTGCGTGATTGTGCGTAAATATGTATGCTCATCGAGCCGCTCAACAGAGACATCTTCAACTGTAAACGCCCACGACATACGGGTTATAAGGCCAACTGTGATTTCTTCATACAGCTCTTTTGCCGCCGTACTCTTAGATAGATCCGCAAACATGAAAAGCCCGGTCTCATCAACGTCAATACCCAGTGTGCTATTTGTAAGGCGTGCCAGCACCTTGCCTTGGTGGTCGTACTGCATGATAACATCTGACATTTCCGCATGGTCAAACGCACCCGGCGCAAGTTCCTCATAGTATTTACTGTCGTTATACTCCCATAACAAGAACCGCTCAAACTTTGCCGCATAGCCCTCGACATAGAAATTACTATCAAGCCGTTTATGGCGTTCTGCATCGGTCGGCGGCGCAAGCAGTGAACTTAGATTTCTATACTCTCTATCAGGTTGTTTTGTCATCATCTGTGTCGCCATTTGTTTCTTCCTTTCCTGTTTCTGTCTTTGGCAATAGCCCGGCTATTTGCTTTTGAATTTCAAGATCTCGCATATCCATCATCAAAGCACTTACATAGTCACGGCGCAGAATGCGCTCATCACCGCCCTCTAGTGGTTCAAGCCCCCAGAGTTTTCTTGCCTCATTTGGAACTACAACGCCACGGTCAATGAGTGATGTTGAGAACTCCATCTTTGATTTTGGGCTAAGGTTTTGCAAGCGATTTGTCGTGAAGTGTATCTTGTTGTTATGAGCAATCTCCATGGGGCTAAAGGTCATATTTGTCATTACCAAGGAAAGCTGTATTGCAAAAGGCTCTATGCTTCCTTGGTAGTATGCGTGCCACTCATCTTCGGTGAATTTGTTTTGCAAAATTGATTCATTCGTGCCGAAGTAGTGAAATACATTTTCTTGGATCTGTTTCATCTGTACGGCGTTGATTGTAAACGGCTTGATGTCTATTGGCTTTAAATCAGCAAGCTGGCCATCGTAAAGCAGGATATTTGATTTATTTTTGTTAGTAAAATTCATTTTTGCTATTCTTTTACGTAACTTTTTAAGTTTATCGTCCGGCAGCGAACCCGGCACGCGTGCAATGTACTTTAGGTCCGCAGTATTTTTTACAGCATTTTGTATACCTTCGTTTTGTGTGTGAATTAAATCCATTGTTGGTTTTAGAGGGGAATTATCCGACCCAAAAAAGTCATCTTGAAACTGAAATTTGGTCAAATGGCCGACTTTTGAAACCTCGATAGCCACACGTTTTCCGGTCGCAAAAGTAAACCTGTAGTACGGAATATTATTACTCTCAACAACCTCTGTGTTGAGTGGGTAAATTGGAAAATATCCCGTTATGCGGCCGTCCAACTCATCAAAAATCGGTGTAATGAAGGAGTTGTTTTTTACCTCTAATGACGTTGCCGTCCGGTAGATAAATTTTGTGGTGTCCATGAATGGGTTCGGACTGAATGACAATATGTTTTTTAGCCTCTGCCCGGCACTCCCGGTTATCTCCGGGTTAAGTTTACTGCAAGCATACGCAAAGGAGTGTATTGCAGCGCGTGTCAGCTCCATTTCGTATACGCCGCCCTCAAACGTGGTAAAGACCGGAGTGTAATTAGACAGAGTCTCAAAATAGTCGTGCATTTCCCGCTCTTCTTTGTCCTTGAAAAGTTTATTAAATAACCCCATGGGTACCCCTCTCTATTCGTTTGACAGATAATACTTGATTTCCTCATAGTGTTTTTGACGCACCGTCATTGCACAGATATTTGAGACGAACCCATCTATCTTCGCACGCTGTGCTATCTGCACAGGTCTAAATCTGCGGGTAAGTCCGTCTTGTTTCATTGCAGTGTTGAGAAAATGTATTGCAAGCAAATCATTGTCAACAATTGCAAATTTGCCATCGTTGATAATACCCTCGAATTCGTCAATGACCGGCATCAGGTTTGTTCCCTGAATTACATCATCCACATCGAAGCCTGCGCTTATTAAATCGTTTACCAAATATCCTGCACTGTAACGGTCATAGCCAATTTTTGGAAAGTAAATTTTATACTCGTCACGAAGCCACAAAAACCAGTTAAGCACATCTTTATAATTCACTTGGCTCTTGCCGCTCACGGTCAAAATGCCTTCACGGATATACTTGTCATATCTCACGCCATCGACTTCTTGAAGTATTGCGACTTTATCTTCCGGCATGAAAAATTGTGTGAACGAGTATATTTTCCCTTTGCGTTCAATCTGCGCAGCAGATGAAGTAAGTGCTGTCGTTTTTGATAGGTCTAAACCTCCGACCGCACTACACCCTTTGAAATCTTCAAGCTTTTTTCCGGCTCCGAGTTTCCAGGCCTTTTGGATCGCGCCGGTTGTGAGCCATGCCACGCTTGAATTTTGTTTTATGTTACAATATTTCGTCAGATACTCACTCATCATTGCCGGGGAAATTTCAGCCACGGCCATTTCTTCCCGGAAATAACTCTCAGGAACAGAGACACCCATGTTCGGGTTCGCCTTTTTTAGTTCGTCTATATCGTTCCACTTCTTTTCATCATCTATCATGTACAAAAAAGGAAGTAGCCTAACCTCGTTGCTTCCACCTTTCAAAAAGCGGGTGCTACGCAAGACAAGATCATCGTAAATCCCATCGTTCGCATAACCGGCGGTGGTTATGTTAAAAATAAGCGGCTGTTTTCGAGCTCCCGAACCTGATTTCAGAGCCTTGTACTGCTTTATTCCGCCGTCACCTATCCATGCCCCAAGTTCGTCATTTACTACGCAATGCGGATTAAATCCATCAGCCTTTTTGTAGTTAAATGCAAGAGGTTTTACGTAGCTATTCAGTGATGGAACATAAATGTCACTGCGACGTTTCAGCGAATATGATTGAAGTGTTTCCGAGCTTTTTGTCATTTCATGAAAACATTTATACACGGCATCAGTCTGCTCTAACTTCGGTGCCACACAAAATGATTGTGCTCCATATTCCCCATCAAAAAACGTCATCAACGCCAATATTGCCGCCGCAAGCAACGACTTGCCGTTTTTCTTGCCGATGATTACGATAATTTCACGGAAAACCCGCAACCCGTCCGCGTCAACTATGCCAAAAATCGCCGAAATCATAGCTTTTTGCCACAACTCCAGCTTCAAGAGGTCATTGCGCCCCTGGCTGTGGTGGCACATTGTTTCAATGAACTGGATACTCGCATTCGCAAAGTTAGCATTGAACAAATATTGGCCCGATTTTATGTTTTTTGCGAGGTGAGCATATACTTTTTTTATCCATTTTCCCGCAGTTATTTCTCCACTTTTTAGCTTGGCGTGATACTCAAAAATATAATTATCATGCATTTTTCGCCCTCATTAACTCAATTATTTCGTTATTTTTTTTCATTTTTTGAGGTGCTAAGTTAGCTAATTCTTTGATTATCGTGGTCATATTTCGTGTCATGGAGATATAAACTTCGACTTCCGGAGTTTGTTTTCGCCCCCACTGATTTGCCCCATTTTTATAATCTTCCGAAACTCCACTCTCGTTAATTTGCTCTTGAAGTTCTTCGAGCGTCACGGTCATAAAAGCGGCATTGTCGATTAAGGTTTTTACAGTGTTCAACTTGTTTTCATCAATGCCGGGTTCTTTTTCATTCCCTTTAAAAATTTTGGTAAGTCTCGCTTTTTCTTTCTTAATTTTGTCCGCTCTGGTCAAGATTTTTCGTGCCGGCATGATGAAAATCTCCTCTCTCAAAATTGACCGATGTGGTCAGCGATACCACACCCCCCGTATGCGCTAGGGAGTGTTATTCGATTGTCGGTTGTCGGTATTCGGCCGCCGCCCCCCGGCGGTCGATGCAGGGGGGCTGTCCGCGAGCGCTAGCGTGCCGTCGGCGGCGTAGCTCCATCGCCGCGGTGCTCGCTTCGAGTGCCGCTTGGCGTGGCAGTCTTGGCAGAGCGCCATGAGGTTACTGTGCGACAGTGCTATACTCGGGTCGTGGATATTGCTTGGTGTCAGGTGTATGGGATGATGATGTGCAATCTTTGCTATCTCATCGCAATCCTCGCAAATGTATTGCTGACTCTCAAGATATGCTTTTCTGCATTCTTTCCACGCTCTGCTCAAATAAAACTTTTGATTCCAGTCTTGCATAACTAAGCGGTAGGCGGTGGCGGCTGATCGGGCCGGTCTGTTATAAGCATATCTTCCATTGCAGATTGAAAACTCAAAAGTTCTCTTCCTTCGTGCAGGTGGTAGGATGCCCCCATGTTGGGGAACGTGGCGGTGCCCATGCTGTCTATGCATAACTCAATGTCAAATGTTTCATTTACTTCAGCCCGCTCTAAGATTTCATCGTAAAGGGCATTAAGCGTGAAACTCTTTTCTGCATTGGTGACGTTGATAGAGGTTTGCCGTCCATGCCTCGTGATATCTAGTGTGGAGTTCTCTTCTATGCCGATGCGCAGGTCGGTTGCATTCTTGAATCTGAGTATGAGTGATTTTTCCATGGTAGGTGCCCCCTTAGTTTTTTTAAATAAAGCGGCACCCACAGCCGTGTCAAACTGTAGGTGCCAGAGTTAGGAGTTGTGCCAAATAAGCCATGTTAGCATTGTACCACGGGAAAAAGTAACAAAAGTAACGTGAGAAAAAATTTTTTAATTATTTTTGAATAATCGCTGAATAGCCATTATAGCACGCTTATCATTAGGCTCATCATAGACCCGCATCGCCGTGGCTCGCCATGATAGACCTCGGACATACCGGAGTTCGATTATTTGACGGATTTCTGATTTTTCGATATTTGCTATAAACTTGTCAATCTCCAAAATCTGCTTATTGCATTTTCTTATCCGTTCGTTATAAGCTCGCTTGCGCTTTGCGTACGTGATGGCATAATGCTTATCATGGCCGATAACAGGGCTGAGCTTTTTCACGCCTGTTATGCGACTCGACATTTCCACCGTGTCATGGAGGATGTACTTGTCTTTATTCTCAACCAGCTTTTCAAGGCTCTCTCGCAATTGCTCAGATTCCTTTTTGAGCTGACGGTACTCTTTTAGTTTTTCTAGTGTCATGCTTGCCACCACCCCGATTCTTGAAATTGTTCATCTCTCATATCTCGACTACGTTCCGGCCGCCGTTTTCGTAGAGGCTCAATGAATTTACTGTCTTTGCGGTACAATCTCGCAAATAAATAAACCCCGCCGTTTTCTTCGTTATGAAACGGGCGAACTTCCCCTAAACTGTGATCTGGATAGAGCTTCTCCCATAGCCTGTAGTTTTCGGTCTCACTCGCAAGCTCAGCCGCTCGACGGCGTGATTTGATTCTGTAATCATTTGGCTTTGGCTGGTAAGGTCTTTCAAGATTGCGAGATGCAAACCAACGCTTGTAGAATATTGGGCTTTTTGAAATATATTTTGCTAAATCGGCTACGCCTGTTTCGTTGAATTGAAGTCTTCGAGCATTTGCCCTGCCGTGACCCCAAAGTCGCTCGACTTCATCGCGGTCGATGTTGCCGTTGATGATGATGTGATGATGATAACGGCCTCTTGTGCTTTTTTCTGTTACGACGATGTATTTTAGCTCGGGTAAGCCTAATTTTTTTATTTTTCTTTTCAGGCGTCGTATGAAGTTTTGAATATCTTTTTTTGCTGTTTCATCGTCCGGAGGGTTTATGGCATAGTCAAGGCCTATAGATAAATCTCTCGGCGTGAAGTTTGTGTGAATTAATCTCGTGAGCTGCTCTGTTGAATTACGAGCATTGAGCTTTGCTTGTGTTTCGGTCGAGGGTTGGGCTTTTGCGCCGGGTGAGCTTGGTTTCCGATAGACAGGGTAAATATATACGTCGAGATAATCACCGCAGATATATCTTTGTTCACGATAAACAGCTTTCATGCACCCACTCCGTCAAATCTCTTTGTTTTTGAATAAGTTGTTAACTCTCGTTGGTCGCTAACTTACTATTCCTTACAAGCCTTATTAGGGCGCAATGCCCTATCTTCTTTTTACTGGTTTTTGTGTTTGCTACATTATATATAATGTATATGTCGTGCGTTCTTAGTAAAATATGCCGTGCATTTCAGGGTTGTCGTATGCGTTACCTACAATTTTAACATTTTTGCAATATTGGGCGTTTATAGAGTTTAATATGTATAGATTCACCTCAACAAATCCACAGACATTTTTATCCTTGCCACAATCATAATCAATCCGCAACACTCCATATTTGCTTTTTATATAGTCACCCTCAAATATTAGCTTACCGTGCTTATCTTTCAAGCCTGTGCATTGTCCGACTGTGGCGGGATCAACCTGAGAAGTGGTCATTTGCAGACACCCACCTTCGCCAACTCTGTCACTTTCAATTATTTCTGTGCCTGAGTGCAAGATATAGTGCTTGCCCGAGACTCCGCAAATTATCAAACAACCTCGCGCCCACTCACCATTATCAAGCCGCTTGCCACGGAATAAATATCTATCTTCCATCGGCTGTTAGCTCCTTTTGATATTCCTGGCTCTTGATTTTTTTGCCATAGCCCGCTGTGTTCGATTTTTTAAATTTTTCGCACTTCTCTGGCCAACGCGTCCGTTATGGTGCTTTCCATCATTCGATATTCTTATCATATATTCCTTTTCCCTTCGTTAAATAACTATACTTATATTTTGTTATACATTATATATAATGTATAGCCTTAGTTTTCACCGCTATCCTCCGGTAGACCTTTCAGAGTAGTTTCGCATAATGTACGAAGTGCGGTTTTAAGCTTGTCTTGCATCTCCGGAGCATCTTTGAGGTTTTCTATACATTCCAACATGCTGTTGATACAGGTCTGGGAGTTTGCGAAGTGGGTTTTGAATATTGTTATATGTTCGGATGATGCTGCTTTAAGTTGCTTTTGGAGCTTCTCAACTTTTTCTTCAGCCTGACGCTTGACATTCTCAGCTTCTTTTGTGAGTCTCGCAGCGGTGTCCTCTGCTTCTTTTAATTTGATTTCGGCCTCTGCCTTTTCCGCATCAGCTTTATCAATTTTCTTTTTGAGTTTTGCCTCGGCTTCCTTTTTAGCCTCCGCCGCAATCTCTTTGCGCATAGACTCCATCATCTGTTGGCCCTCTTCATCAGGAAGAGTCGTATCGGCGTTTTTTAATTCCTCCAGCTGGGCTTCAAGAGTCCTTGCATCATTTTTGGCGGCTTCAGCAACCCCTTGCGCTCGTGATGCCTCTAAGTTGGCATTTTCGAGTTGCTGTTTGAGTGCCTGAATTTCCTCTTCGGTTTCCTTGGCTATCTGCTCGGCCGCGTCACGTGCCTTAATAGCCTCAGCCCGCTCTTTGACGGCTTTTTCAAGCTCACGCTTACTCATGTCTTTGACCGACTTTTCCTCTCCACCGACATCGTGAGTTTCTTCGATAAATTCATCACGCTCTTCGGGTGGTAGTGCCAGTAGTGCCAGTGCTTTGCCCGCGCCCAAGTCCGTCACCGTGGCGGTTTTGTATTCGAGGGCGAGGCGCATAAATCGCTGTGCAGATCTCTCGGAAAAATCGACTCTTTTTTTAAGCCATTCAGTCCACTCGCCATGCTCAAGCTGGGCTTTTGCCTCATTGAGCCGAATACCTATTTCTATAATTGATTGCCCTGCCTGCCGTTTGTAAAATTGGATTTCTTCAGCTATGATTTCAATGTCGCGTGTTTCGGTAATTGCCCCGCTCGCAATTTCGGAGCTCACTTCTTGTGTTTCTGTCTTTTTTGTGCTTACTTTGGCCATTTGTCATTTCTCCTTCTTTTTAACTCACTTTTTCAAGCTTTTGGTGTGTAACTTTTCGTCTTGGGTTGACTGGCTGTCCTTTTTTATCTCGCTTACTTCCGGCTTTCAGCCATGCAAGCCATGGGCTGAGGATTTTTGCATATTTATCTTTTGCTTTTTCTACACCTACATCGTTGTTATATCCGTACATTTGAACCATGTTTATTCCGTTCATTTCGATTGTTGCAAGAGGCTGGTGCGGATCAGCTTCAGCCCTAAAAAAGATTAATGTCAACTTGCCGCTCATGTGGCGGTCGGCATACCCTCCTACACAGTGTTTGAGTGCTTTGCCCTCTTCAATAATCTCATTTGGGTCTGTAGGCATTTTGAAGATGAACCCACCGTAGCTGTACTCGTATTTTTTCTTTCTTCGCTTCAGGTCGACTTGTTGTTGTAAATGCAGCTCCCTGTTTTGCTGTGCGGTTTCTCTTTCCTTTATATCAACAACAGTTTGAGTTGTTTCGTTATGTTTTCGGATAAGGTCTTTCGGCATCTGCACAAGCGAGTTTTTCAGGTCTAATCCTAAGAAAACGGCGGCATCGAGATAGTCAATCCAATATTGAGCCATTTCATCTATAGCCATTTCCGCGATAAATCCCGCATATACTCGTGTTGACGATTCATCGTGTAGATAGCCCATAAACTTTGCAGGCTTGATTTTAAGTTTTTTGATGTGCTTTAAAACCGGCTCACTCCGTATGAACGATATTTTGCGATAGAGCTCATCAAAATCTGCAATCTCACATTTTATGCCAGCTCTTTTGAATTGCTTGTACTTGACAAGTGAATCAATACGTTTATCTGACTCTAGGTACACTTTCATTTCTTCACGACTGAGCCCGAATGATGCAAGCGGATTTTCTTCGCTCCAAGAGAAAGCCGCCGCGTTCCACCGCCTTCCTACAACTAAGTCGTTGACGGCTTGAGCCATGTTTGTTTTCATCAACATTTCCACCTGTCGGGGGAATATGCAGCATATGGCCAAAAACCTCATTGGTGAGCCGTATATGTCAAAAAAGTCATTGAACCCGCAATACTTAAATGGACTATACTCAACTTCATCTACCCCAAAATATGTATGCTCATTAAAGTAAGACCCGCCGTAGTCTGAAAATGATTCAAAGAACTGCATAGGCAATTTTTCAGGCTTTTCAGTCACTATATCAATTTTTGGAGAGTAGTAACTCTTGTGTGCACAAATTGCTTCGCCCGGTTTAAACCGGTATACTTTGTGCAGTGAAACATTAGGATTTCCAACAAGAGCACCTTTAATAACATCAGGATTCTCGGAGTATTTTTTTGATAAAAAGAGAGATTTTACCCAAAGCGCCTTTCTATGCCACCGAAAAATAGTTACCTGCTGATACTCTGCAAGATTATCACGTTTCCCTGTGCGCCCGAGTTCTTTTACAAAGACACCCGCTCCGCAAAACGGGCACGGCTTAGTATAAAATTCGCTGTCACGTTTTACTGTACGGTAGTCTGGGCCGTGCTCTGTTGGAATACGCTCTGTTTCGCTGTGATGCTCGGCGTTCATTATCCTGTAAATATCATCGCTGTACTCCGTCTCCGGTACGACTTCATGCCGGTGACAACACGTAGTCCAGAGCTCACGAGTCTTTTTTCTCCTGAAAATATATGCCCTGAACAAGCCATTTATTTTTTTCATATCGCTATCGGTTAGCTTAAACGATGATGCTGTCAGTGCCTCGGCTCTTTTTATTTCTTTCTCTCTGCTTGTCATGGCGCACCTCACAGAAAGTCAGTCAGGTCGATTGTTATTTTTGAATCTTCAACAAGTTGCGAGTCATCGCCGCCCACTGAAGCGCATTTGTTTATCGTCATGTGCATTTTAATATCCGATCCCGGAAAATAAAATTGCACAGCTTTTCTGTAAACTTCAAGGTCCGAGATTGCATTCCCGCACCCTTTCATGATTTCGGCACAGCAATCACCAAGAGTCTTTTCAGACTGGACAATTGCTTGCGCAAATTCAGCATCTTGCTTACTGAAGTATGTAAGATTTTCAGCAACATGCGATTTCACTGCATTGACTTTTTGGTCACCTTTTACGTTTTTGAGTTCCTCTTCGAGCTTTTGAATCGCTTGATCTGTTATGTTCATTTTGGCACTTCCTTTTCTTAATTTGACACTTTTTTAACGCGGTTCTAATGTCTCACAAATGTTGCCTGCTTTTTTAGTATAATGATTGTTGTCCCGCTATTTGGTGAGGCTCGTTTTCCCATTCAATGCCTATCCAGTCCAAAACTTCGCCCCACCCGATTTCGCGCATCCAGTATTCCCATTCTTTTAAATTGTCCTCTCTGAGCCTGTCGAATCTGTGTGGTCGTTTTTCTACGTGAATACCGAAGCCACACATTGAGCAACCCGTCCGCTGCGCTCTTGTGGTGTATAGTTGTCCATCCTCTTTCCGCTCTATCGTTCCATAAATTGCCGGAACTTTTACAGACAGGTCGAGGGCTAGTTGTAATAAGTCTTGCCGTGTGAATATCGCAAAAGGGCAACTTCGTGTCACTGCTTTCCCATAATAGTTACATCCGTTTTTTATTAGCCCTAGTTCGCGTTGTCCATGCTCTGATGCCATAAGCCCTAAGTATGGAACGCTGTTGTATTGTGCCGCCCAATCATCGCATGGCTTTTCTTTAAGCCAATAACAACATTTATCAGATACTTTGAACGGTGCAGTTTTACAATCTAGATCGGGACGTTTTTCTGCATAGTTTCCTCCAAAAAGTTTGAGCCATTTATCGGGCAGCTTTATCTTGTCGGAATGCTTGTAGCCGCCTTGTTTTCCCATTTTTCCAGTCATTATCGCATGTATATATGTTTGTTTAGGGCTGTCAATTTTTTGCAAATGCTCAATTTTAGATGCTTTCGACTTACTTACAACCGGGAATCCATATTCCTTAATTACCGAAACTTTGCTTTTAATCGGTCGTATCGATATAACTCCCATTTCTGTGTGTACCGCTTGTATGCTTTTATCTTCAAGGCTTGAAACTGATATGGCGGGAGGGTTTATTCCTATGTTTCGTAAAAAAGCCAGTAATACAATACTGTCAAGTCCACCCACTGAAACGTGTGTGTTTTTTTCATTTTGAGCCGCCCATGTTTCATATTCCCGCGCCCGAAGTTCTGCATGTATAACTTTTGCGTTATACGGTAATGATTGCTTTTGTGCCATAACTGAGCGTTTATATGAGAAGCTTAGGTTGTTACTCATAATCCACCCCGCACCCACTTCCTTTTTTTGTTTTAAGCTTATCTAATGTCTCACAGCAAATGTTTGTTTAGTCGTATCGATACGCTCGATATCTATTTTTGATTTAGTGCCCTTTTTCAATTGCACTTTAACGGTCCCCTTTTGCACCACACAAGAATCAATCTTGTATCGAAGTATTATCTTTGCGGCTTCTAAAAGCATTTCGCGAAGCTCGACATTTTCAGTGCCATCTTCTCCACCCAATGCCTTAGCTAACAACTCCTCAGTTACTTCAAGTGCTTTAATATCACTCGCCTTTATCTTTGCTTTCATGCAACTGCAATTCAAGGTTGCATGATTATCAGCATCTTCCTGCGTGAGAAACGTCATTCCGCCTGCATCTATTACTTGATCACAATCCGGACATGCACAGACTATTGCTTTTTTCGACATGATTAGTACCTATTCATCTGCTCCATCAAGTCCCTCGACACAAAATTCAAGGCAGTCGATGCACATAGTGTCGGGGTCTTCTGGGTCTGCGACCTCCGATATAGGCACTCCGCAGATGATACAATAATACTCACTCATCACTTTACTCCTCCCATTAAGTTAATTTACTAAAGCATCGTCATTTGATTAAAGGCTATCGACCTGTTGTTTGGCTTTTTTGGAACGTGGTCTTTTTTGTATCTTGAGCACGTCACAAAGTGCGGGATATATCCTTTGTTCCCTGATTCAGTCGCCTCGGTCTTGACCTCACAGCGAATAACTTCACCTGAAGGTAAAACCAGTTTGTCTCTGCCATGTATCCACGGGAAGTAATACACACCCGGCAAGTTAACCGGCATTTTTTTACCGGATTTGGTTTTCATAAAATCAATCATTTTCCCGCAATACTTGCAGTACGCCGTTTTACTCATATACCAAACCTCTCTTTCAGCACCTCCATAAGCACATCTCGCAACAGTTCCGGGGATTCTGATGATTGCATCTGCTCACGGTTGAATGCACAGACTAGTTTTGTCTGCGCATCCGTTGATAGGTTCGTGAACATTTCTGCATTTTCGCTAAGTGGATATTTCTCTACTTCGCTCATGGCTGCACCTCTCCATCTTCGCTTGCCGTTGCCCACTTTTCTAACACGTCACTGCATGTTAGATCATCTGAATAAGCAAGCTCTTGGCACAGGCCCTCTGCCGGGCATAGATTTTCTGACTTGTAACATAAGACGTGCTTTTTAAAGATCTTTACAAACTGCTCAACAGTAAGCCCGTCTCTGAATTTTTCAAAATTATTCGGCACTTTTTGGCCCTGCCTTTCTCTAAATCTTCTGATTTGATGAGTGAGTGGCGGCACGTGCAAAATCGGGTTCGTTGAACGCTTTTCTAAATATTACATTCCACCGCTCTTGTGTTGATTTTTCGGTTTCGTGCGCTGGCACCGTGCTTTTTATGTTTGGCGGGTGGGTGCGCAGAGGGAAATTTTTTGATGTTTTTAAATCTTTTAAGGGGATAATCCCCGGTGTTGGTTGATTCATGGTTTTTGATTTCTCCTCTGCAAAGATTTTTCACTAACTCACTTGAACCCGGATGTCCGTTATTGGCTCAACCTGTGCCGTCAAGGTTAAATCTCTGGCGCTCATATAAGCGTGTAACCGTTCCGGGTGTATGTAGTATTGCCACTCGCCTTTTGCACTGAGAACGGCATCGCCAAACGGACATGGCTTTGCTTTCATTTCGTATGCGGCTTTTAGCCACGTTTTTAGTGTAGCCTCCGACATGCCACCCAAGTGCAGCACCGCTTCTTTAACTGTCATTGCTCTCGTTCTTGCCGGCATCTCCGCTCTACCTCCTAAATAATATTAATGCTTACTGTCGTTACTGCTTGTTTTATTTTGCGGCTTGTGGTATCCTTTTGTTGCCCGATATGGGTAAGGAAGGAGGATGCTTGCTATGAGCAGCCTAATGAATTACCTTGTACCTGACAACGGCTAATGCAAGGGCCATGCGGGAACCTCAAGCCGCAAAAGTGAAGCACCTGTCAAACTGGATGTTAACGCAATTTAATGCGGGGTTCAGGTAAACAAAAACGAGGCACGAGCATCAGTCGTTCCAGTCGCTGGTGCTTTACGTGTTTTTGCCGTTGCAGGTACTTCACTTTTACGGCTCGATTGATTTATTTAATCAAATTTGCTGTGTGAGCCTGTATTTCTTTATCTCGCATGTCCATCATTTCCAATGAGACATAATCGCGGCGGATAATTCGCTCATCACCATTTGATATCGAACCAAGCCCAAGCCATTCCCTAACTTCGTTTGGTGTTAAAATGCCACGGTCAACTAATGCAGTAAGATCTATCTTGCCATCTAAAGGAACTTCCATTGAATTTTCATTCTCAACCGTCATATCCTGCCGCTCTTGTAATGCCACTACGAGGGCGGCTATTTCTTTTGGCTCACCTTTTACTATCACTTCCATATCCAGCTCTACCTCCTAAATAATATTAATGCTTACTGTCCCACTATATTTGAAAAATCCCCCTCGCTGGTGTATACTCAATTTGCAAATAAAAATAATGCAGAAAGGAGGATTTTTTCAATGCCGAAAACTGATAAAGAACTCACCGCCGAAATCGTTTGCTCTTACTTATCCGCTTCTAACGGCAAAACACACCTCGACAAAATACACCTCGACAATTTAACTCAAGCAATCCAAGAAGTACACAAGGCCATCAGCAAATTAGAAGATGAAAAAAATTAAAATTCGAGATTATCTTTCACTTACAATGGGGAGATTGATAACAAGGATTTTGGCAACTTTTGGGAGAGCGTTCAACTCTTCCGGGGTTGCCTTTTCCTTTGCATCAACTACCCGCTCTAACCACTCGTACATTTTTTCAAGTGTTGCGTTTCTCGTTGCATATCGATTATTCACTACAGACTCACTCATCTCCGCTCTACCTCCTAATTAATATTAATGCTTACTGCCATTACTGTTTGCTTTGTGATATACTACCTCCGAAAGGTGGTGCACTCTTATGACAAAAAAACAAATTAAAGCTCTTCGCTTGTGCTGGCACAAGCCCCGCTCGATGCGATATCTTAACAAAAAACTGAAACTGGGGCTTACCTTTAAAAAATTTGATTATACTGAGTTTTTTGACGGGGAATTTTACGAGCACGTAACTTTTGACCAGAAAAAAGATTACCCCGAAACTACTTTAAAAGCGAATAAAAACGGCATTGAGTTTTTGGAACAATACACTAAAGAAAGAGCTAGTGACTTTCGGTGGTGGATTACAACCGCCATTGCTATTGCCGCTTTGGTGCTAACAATCATCTTTGAACTCCGGGCCTGATTCCCTTGCAACAAACTGCAACTCCACCTCAACGCCATCTATCACAAATTCGTGTTTGACAAATTCCATTCTTTGATCAAGGAAAACTACACCTTGCCGAATTTCTTCTAGGAGTCTTTCGCGTAAAATATCCATGTCTTCATCTTTCAACCCGACTCTCGATTTGAAAATATAAACTGACTTAGCCTCATTCACCCGCTCTACCTCCTAAATAATATTATTGCTTGCTGTTTTGGTGTTCACTATAACACAATAGTGAATTTAATTCACGTCAGTGAGAAAAAAATATACGTTCCTTATCGTAGATAGAAAGCCCTAGCAATTGGCACAGCTTTGCGATTTCACTACCCTTGAACTCTGAGTCATTATCGATTTTCTTTTGCAATCCGTAGGGTGTAAGCCCTACAGATGCCGCAATATGTTTATACTTCATACCGGAACTTTCAATGGTTTCTCGTAGTGCTTTTGTATCTGTCATGATTCTAACCTCCTGCGTGAATGATATTCACTATAACACTAACCGTGAATGTTTGTCAACACTTTTTTGCAAAAAAACAAAAATATGTTGACTTATATTCACAAACCGCTTATAATTACGCCTACATAGGGGGTGACATCGTGAATGATTATTTTGAAAACATCAAAAACAGGCGAACCGAACTCGGATTATCTCAAGAAGAACTCGCTGAGAAAATGGGATATAGGGATAGGTCAGCCATTGCAAAAATTGAAGCGGGAAAAGTGGACATACCCCAATCAAAAATTGAAGCGTTTGCAAAAGCACTCAATACCACGCCTGCTCACCTAATGGGCTGGGTGCGCGAAGTGGAGCTTGAGGGAACTGTGGAAATGGGTTTGAAGATGTCAGGCGATTTTATTATTGAGCGAAGAAAGCAAGGACTAAAAGGTCTTGAAACAAAAAAAATTCCCCTGCTTGGCACTATTGCCGCAGGTGAACCTATATTTGCAGATGAGGATTTCAATTACTATGTTGAGTGTGGGGCAGAAATTAAAGCGGACTTTGCACTCAGGGTCAAAGGCGATAGCATGATAAACGCCCGCATACATGACGGCGATATTGTTTTTGTAAGAAAGCAACCAACAGTTAATCAAGGTGAAATTGCGGTCGTACTCATTGATGACGAGGCGACACTAAAGAGGTTTAGGCAATACGGCAACCACGTTGTATTACAAGCCGAAAACCCCGCATTCTCCGATATTGAGTTTGAACTCGGTGAAGATGTCAACATACGCATACTTGGAAAAGCTGTTGCTTTTCAGAGTGATGTGAAATAAAAATAAGAGGAGAAATTTATTGTGAAAAAATGTGCGTTCGTTTTGCTTTTAGCGATATTGTCTACCGTTCTCATAACGGCTTGCACACCAGAGCCGATTTCCGCAATTTCTGCAAGAGATTTTGACACACGATTATCAAATTTGAGTACGTCTTTAAATGCTCACGAACTTTCGGAGATCTCAACAATGATAATAAATGCACATAGAGATGATTTTAGCGATATTTCAGGGTGGTTTAACGACACCGATATTATTGACCGTGATGTCTTGCGAAAAAACATAATTCTTGACAGTAGGTTCTCTACCGTAACATTATCACTAAATAATAGCAATAGGGTGTCTCGTGTGAATTATATTTTTGATATTGTTGATCTTGAACACTTTGTAGGATACATAGCCTATGATATTCACTTCGCAGACAGTAGGGTTATTACCCGTTCCATTGATGGTTCTGATGTTGTGGAAATTAGTGAAGAAGAGTTGCTTGATGCACTCGAAGATGCATTGGTCGAAAATGGCAATCTCTCATTCACCGCTAGATATAGGTTTACAAACAGCAATGGAGACAATGCACGATTTAGCTTTGGTTTTTCAATGAGGCATACAGCTGTAGGCTTGATATTTTTTGAATCTAAAGACTTTACACTCGACCTGTTCAGTTGAGAGGTTCTAGACAAAATAAACATGCTATTCAGAAAGCCGTCCTTACGGACGGCGAGAAATGCAAACAATTTCATAATTGACAAATCGGGGTGGGTGTGGTATTCTATTTTTAGCCAATAGGCAAAGAACAGAGATAACACATAAGCAATGAAAACCCCGATGTGCCACCATCGGGGTTTTCTGTTGGGCTAATCACCGCTTTGGAATCCATCTAGCCACTTGCAAACATAATATGCCACTATGCCTGCCACGATGGATACAATAAAAGAACAGAGATGCGCCATAAGCTACCCTCCTCCCTGTTGCAGATTGCAAAAGTGAGGTTGCGGCAACCCTGATATAATACATCAGCAGGCGGCAGCTGTCAACGAAAAAGCCGCCCTTTCGGACGGCTGGGTGTTTGTTTAGGTCTATAAATTCAAATAGCCTTTTAGCCCCTCTTGCAGAATCTGAGAAAATGGGGCATTTGCCTGCTCTGCTTGATGGTTCAACCATGCAGGAATTGACAGCGTTTTTTTGACCGCTCGTGTCTCATTTGCCTTTCTGTATTCGTCCGTGTCTGCAACAATTAGTGTTTTTGTCTCCCCATCTTTTAGAGGCAATGAATCAGAGGCTTGCGGGATGTCAAGTGATTTATTTTCGGCACTCCAGAGCCACATTTCAATTGCATCTTTTGCCATAATAAGTGCATCAGCTAAATCTTCGCCAAAGGTATGGCAGCCGGGCAAATCAGGAACGGAAACGCTAATTTTTCCATCATCAGGATATAATATTATCGGATATACGTATTTCATTTTTGAACCTCTTTCTATATATTTTTATATAACTACCCCGAGGGGTCGGGGCTTACTTGTTGATTTTCAGCCCCGCATCTTTTAGTATTTTGTGTAGTGTGCCTTTTGGAATATCGCCTGTGTGCCTGTGAATTGGTATCTGAACTCCGGGTTTGTTCGGGTGTGTTGCGAGTTCGTGGCGGCTCCCCTGCGCTATTGTCCAGCCGTCTGCTCTTAGCCTCTTTTTCAGTTCTTTTGCCGTCATTTGCTCACCTCCTAAATATATTATACTACGTATTATTACGTATGTCAATAGTTTTTATAAGTTTTTTTGAAATTTTTTATTCCCCATGGAGGTATCGAACATGCAAAAGAGAAGAGACAACGGCGGCGGTTCTTATCATGAGCTTAAAAACGGTTTGGTTATGTTTCGGGTCACGTTGCCTGATGGCTCCCGAAAGGCTTTCTATGCCAAGAGCAAAAAAGAATGCAGGGCTAAACGTGACGAATATATAACAAAACTCGAAACGAGACTTGAGGCGATTAAGACTGTCGAGGATTGGGCGGGGCAATGGCTTGATATTTATAAAAAAGGCAGTGTCACCCACACCACATACCGGTGTTATAAAAACTACGTTTCACATATCATTCCCGAAATTGGAACCTTAAAGCTTGAAGATGTACGCCCGGCACATGTCAAAAAGCTCATTAATAACATTTCTACTAAAGGTTATTCGTTGAGCTTGATGAAACATGTCAGGACCACACTCAATCAACTATTTGAAGCGGCTCAGGAAAATAAACTTTGCACCGACAACCCCGCTCGCAAGCTGAAGCTCCCCTCAAAAGCAAAACCCGAAATAAAAGTGTTTTCTGAAGCAGATTTAAAAACGATGCTAAAATTTATACCGACTCACAGCTTCGGGATATCTATGACACTTTTACTATACACAGGACTCAGGCGCGGGGAGCTTCTGGCTTTACAATGGTCTGACATAGACATGAAAGCAAGCACTTTGACTGTCAGGCAAGCACTTGTTGAGGCAGAAAAAGGTTTCACCTACGATGTGCCTAAAGATAAAGAATCAAGAGAGGTTTATTTGCACCCCAAGTTAGCCGCCGCCCTGGAGACCGCCCCACGTGCAGGACTTTTTGTTATAACAGATGAAAAAGGATTTCCAATGTGTCCCCGAAAGTGGCATGATAATTACGTTCAGTTTTTTAATGACTTAAACGCTACACTTGAGGAAGAGGAAAAGGTGAGCTATTTATCCCCGCACAAGTGCCGGCACACTTTTGCAACTTACTGGCTGAAAGGCGGTGCAGATTTGCGCTCAGTTCAAACCGCGCTCGGACATTCCACCATCGTCATGACGGAACTTTATACAAAAATAGACACGTCAGATGTCAAGCGGAATATTGCAAAATTGAATTACTGA